GCCATTTGTGGTGCAGCACCCTGTGCCATACCCATAGCTGTTTGTTCTAACATTTGTTGCTGTTGCATCTGTTGTTGCATCATAGCCTCTTGTTGCTTCTGCTCTGCTGACTTAATAAGTCCAGAGGTGTCGATGCCTAGTGATGCTGCTAGTCTGTCTATGTAGTCACCCAAGTTCATCTCGCTGGCAATAACCTCTGCGCCAAGTGGCTGTAGATATTGCAAGAATGTTGCAAGTTTGTTTAGGTCTTGACCACGCCCAAGTGCTTCGATACCTGTAACAACAGTAGGTTTAACACTGTCCTTAGGCATACGAGGCATCTTGCCCTGCTTTGTCAATGACTCTAGTAGCAGGTTGATTAGTGGAAGCTGGAACTCCTGCGATAGAATAGAGTATACTCCACCCAATGCAGTCTCTAGTTCCTGCGCCATGAAGCGCACTTCTTCTGCTGTGACACGTTCTGCTGCACGTTGTACACTGCTATTCAACAAGAAGGCAGCAGCAAGACGGTCATTAATCATACGCATAGTCTCTAAGGCTACACGGAAGTCGCTTGACTTCTGTACCTGTAGAGTAGAAACATCATTAGCATCACCAGTAAGGAACGCACCATTAGGTGCTTTAGCTAGGTTAGCTGTCTTAGTCGTACCGTTAGGACGTACTAGGAACAGAACCTTAGATGAAGCTGCACTTCCTTGTACAATAGCTTGGGTTAGTGCTTCCAAACTACGCAAGTCACCGATGTATTCTTCGATGAAACCACGCCCATAGTCTTCACCATCAATACGAATAAAGCGCAATGGAATGAATGGGTTCTGGTCTTTCTTGAATGTTCCACGTGAAGCAGGAACTTCAATACCTGCTACTTCCTGATGTACGTCAAAGCCACGCTTGGTAGTTTTGACACAGGTGTACAGGTCATAATTCTTCACAGGTGTATCACTTGGTGGTATCATCTGTTTTACTGCATCAGGCAGCATCAAAGGTGACACTGACTCTTTAGTAATAATCTCCAACAAGTTACCCATTGCGTCACGCTTTGTCACATAACGGTCAGGTCTATATACTTTCATGCCACCTTCTTTGGGCATATACACTAGCGCATTACCAGTTACGATAAGCAGCTTGAGTGCCTCAAAGACAGGTACACGAATAGACTTGCTCTCAATCTCCTGCATTGCTGCACGTTCAATACGTGCCAGCCCTTCTTCTACTTGCCCACGATTGTCACCTGCAATTTGTTGCAAGTCAAAGTCGTCAATCGTTAGACGAAAGAAGGGGCTGTTAGGGGGCAGCAGAGCAAGAAGCAATTTAGATGCAAGGTTGTTTACACCCCTCGCTCCGATGCCTTGATACGGTGTAGCATAGATAGATGAACTACTATGCCCTTCCTCTGGCATAAGAGTAGGGATGGTTAGCTTTGCTGCCTCACGGCCTCGCTCAAGGAACGTATCACGCTCACTCTCAAGCTGACTGTAGCGTTTAGCTACTGTACCTACTTCTTCTTCCATTTACTTATCCCTTCGGAATATTTAGACCAGACGTACCTTCGCCACCTACTTGTGCAGCAGCAGCAGTTTGTCCAACCAACGCTCGTTTACCTCTACGCCTACGTCTAAGCTGCCTACCACCTGTAACTTCACCAGACAGTTGTAGCTCTGATTCAGCCATGCCACCTTTACTTGCACCTGTCGCAGAAGTATCTACTGGCGCAGCAGGAGGTGGAGGTGGAGGTGGTGGAGGTGGTGGAGGAGCAGGACGCTTGGGCTTTTTAATAATGCCACCCATGCTACTGTCCTTTAGGTATCTGTAGTCCAGCACCTTCGCTGGCTACTTGTGTTGCTGTGTCTTTAACTATGTCTTGCCTCAATGCTCGTTTACCCTTGCGCTTTTTCTTTAGCATAGTTGACTCTAGTTGTGTATCATCTAGTTCAATGTCGGGGGTTTTCGTTACTGCTGTAACAGGACGAGCAGGGGCTGGTAAGGGGGCAGGTGCTTTACTGCCAAATAGTCCACCCATATTAATCATCCTCAAAATCTTGGTTTTGTAATTCAACAAGCTTCTGTATGACAGATTGTTGACCCCTGAGGAAGCTTAGTTTCTCAGGGGACACTTGTTCATGCGGAAGTTTGTCAGGATACAACTCTTGTAGGTGGTTAAGTAAGCCATCTGTTATATTGAAATCGTTGCCTAATGCTCTCATTTTTACAAACCTTCGCTAATGTTGTAACTTTAGATGTCTACTAGCTCACACGCACCAGCAGTACACGCCAAAGTTTGCCCACCTGTTGTTGTATCTTCCTTCTCATAAAGAGACAAAGCTGACCAATCAATAGAAGTAGGCATCTGTTTCTTGAGTTCTTCATATGTTTCCTTATCTATATCTTGATAAGGAGCTTGTGCATATGTATGGTCACTGTGTGGTAGGAATGAGATACCAGAGCAGATGTCAAAGTTTTCATATACCCACGCACCTACTGCCATCCACTCTGCATCCTTTACTGTGATAGTTACTGATGGTTTGTGTTCACACCAGTTCAATGCGTAGTTCTTCCACAGTTCTAGTTGCTCCAATGCAGTCATGTCGTTACGTGTAACAGCACCAGATGGTGACTTAGTTGGGAAGCTAAACACTGTGGTAGAGTCGGGCTTCATTACACATGGTTCAGCAGGGATACCTGTATCCTGCATAAAACGTGTAAGTGGGTCTTTGTTGTCACCACGTACAGTACGTATGTAGTATTCGCTGTGTCTTGCGTGAATACCACTAGCACTATCAACAAGCTGTGACACTGTACCTGATGGCTTTACACAAGTGATGGCTGCTGATACAGGGATACCTAGTTTCTCAGCATACTCTGCATTAGTATCAATGGCTGTCTGCTTCATGGCTTTGAGCCACACCTTACTGTCAGTAGTCTTAGACAGTAGGTAGTTGTCCATGATACCTGTCAGAGATACGCCAAGCAAGCGTTCTTCTTCTGTGTTCTTCTTCCAGATGTCACGTAGGTATGGCATCTTAGTGAAGGTGGCTTGTGCTGTACCAAGTATGGTAGCCAGACGTACCTTACGCTTTAGATTATCTAGGTCATCACCTTGACGTACCACTACCTCTGTTAGATTACAAAACTGGTAAGGCCGTAGGATAATCTCAGAACATGGGTTAGTTCCCCACTCATGCCCTGTCTCTCTACGTCCGTTCATCTCTACATGCTTGTCTGCTGCGACACGTGAGAAGATACCACGCTCACCAGACTTAGACTCAACGAGTGACAACCACTCACGCATGAACCCTTCCATGTCAGGCTTGTCTGTGTAGGCTACAGAGTTATTAGCCAACGCACGTTGACCCTCGTTCTCCCACCAGCTACCAGACTTGGCGTGTGCCATACGCCCATCACTTAGGTTGGACAAGCTAATCATAGCTGAACGGCGTACGCCACCCACCACCACAACCTCGCCAATCTTACACATAATGTCGTGACACTCAATGCTAGTAAGCTTACGTCCTGTTGCTGCCTTAAATTTTTCTACCACAAAATTGAACAGGTCATTCAATGGCTCCTGTCCTGACGCTCTACCACCAAAGGTCTTTAGCCTCGCACCTGCTGGACGAATAGCAGACAAGTCCCAGCTAGGTATGACGCCTGAGTATAGGGTAGACATGAGGGAGTGTAGGGCTGTAGCCCAACCTTCTTTACTATCCCCTACCTTTATAGCGCGAGTATCTTTAACCAAAGTCTCTGGAATAGTAGGCAGCTTGGCGATAGACTGACGCTCAACACTAAACCCTACACCTGTACCACACAGTAGGATAAACATAGCCTCATCAAAGGCACGTATATGGTCTACTGGTAGGTAGCTACAGTTGTAGATACAGGTGTTGTCACGGTCTGCCGCTACCCCTGCTGTCATCAACGCTCTCATACTAGGCATTACTTCTAGGTTTAGGATAGCCTCTTCAATCTCTTCCAGATCATCAGCAGATAGACCAGTAGTGGCAATGTAGTTGATGTAGCGTTGTACTGTTTCAACCCAAGTCTCTCGCCTGTTCTCGTCCTCTAGCCATCGTGCGTACCTACTGGTAGCAATGAAGGTTTGGTAGTCTGTTGGTAGGTAGTTGCTTATCATCTATTATCTCCCTCGCCATGCAGAGTACCTGATGACTGTCGTGCGTTTAGTTTTATTAGATTCTTCTCTGCTATCTCTTGTAGGGACAGGCCACAGTCATGGGCTAGTGCTGCTAACATCCACAGTACGTCACCCATCTCTGCCTCAATCTTTTTCTTTTGGTCAACAAGAGATATATCATCTCGCATCATCTTAGCAATCTTGCCAGCCACCTCTCCTGCTTCTTCGGCTAGACCCAGCGCAGGGTAGGAGATAGAATACTTCTTAGGGTACACTGCTGTCTTCAGTGCTTGCATCTGGTAATCGTGTAGGTTCATCATTCCTCACCAACCTCTTCGCCATCGTCTTTGATTGCATATACATTCTTAACATACCCAAAGGTCATGCCCTGTAAGAAAGCTTTGAAATTGAATAGCATCTCAGATAGATGACCTTCACATTGGAAGGTGTGTTCTACATGTCCGATATACTCACCGTCATCATCATAACGGTCTACCCTGAAAGTTACATTATCCATTACCAGTTTACCCCTTTAGTCTTTTCCATTAGTTCAATCATCTTGTCCATGTACCAACGAGCTTTCTTAGCATCCTCAATAGGATTGCCCTTCTTCCATAGACGAGAACCTGTATACTTGATGATGTTACCATGACAATAGCTGATAGCCTCAAACTCACCAAGCACATCTACAATGTAGTCGATAGTCTCAATACCACTGTCTGCGTAGTGGGCAGGACTGTTGACCATATCTGCCTGTTTCTTCATATACTCTTCATGTCTTAGCTGCTCTGCCATAGCTTCACCTCTGCTGTGTCTGTATCATACTCACCATCACGTAGGATACGTGCTAGTCGTGCGTTCTGTAAGGCTACCTCTTCTGATAAGCCTTTAGCAGCATATGCACTAACCACTGCATCCCACGAACAATCTTGTGATAGAAGCTTGTTAGCAGTAACTGAGCCAACCGAAGGACAGCCTTTGTAATTGTCTGTACTATCTCCAACAAGCGTTTGATAGTAGAAATTGTACTTAGCTTCTTCTTCACTGATTTTGACAACCTCACCATCAATCCAATGCTTTGCTGGTACAGTAAGCAAGTCCTTATCTTCAGACCAGATAATAGTATCTGGATTCGCAGTACCAAGTATCCCCAAGACATCATCTGCTTCCAATCTCCTGTATATAATAGTGTTATACTTACTAGCCATGTACTCCCTTGCCCACTGTAGAAGCATAGGCTTACGTGTCTTACTTCTGTTGGCTTTGTAGTATGGTGCAAGTTCTTTGCGATAGTTCTCTTTGTCTGACAAAGCAACAACACAATCCTGTACTGGTGCTTCCTCTGTAAGCTTTGTTATCTGGTCATCAATGCGTATGGCTACGTCATCTTCCCAACAATGTAGAGTCCACAAACCATCGCCCCAATTAACTGGTGTCTCTGCTGACACAGATGCTTTGTAGGCAATGATGTCTCCATCAATAAGCAGTAGGGTCATCGTCTATATCCTCTCGTTCATGTTGCGTATCTTTTAGTTTACTGAGGGTCATTACCTTAATGCCTGTCATCACCTGTACATAGTCTAGGTAGGATTCTACAATCCATTTGATGCAGAGGCATAGGGTCACACCAGCGAAGCTGATAGTGCAGACCATTTTGAAAAAGAAATCAAAGTCCATGCTTTATCTTATGCTCCTCTAAGTATCCTGTTGCCCTTAGTACCCTATCCAAACTGTCAGAGAACCTACCCAACCCAGCGTTACAGCTATTGCACAGCCATCCCCTGAATGTATTGGTATCGTGACAGTGATCTAGTACCCACTTGTTGTACATAGGCTGGCCTAGTTTAGCTAGGTCATCCATATTTCTATCGCAGATAGGACAGGCATAGTCATCAGATGGGTATGGGTTTTCTTTCTTCAACCTCATAACAATCTTTGCCTGTCCACTACGACAAGAGTTACATGTCCTGCGAACTGCACCACTAGCAGCAATCTCAAAGTTTGCTACTGGTTGCATGGTGTCACACACAGTGCAAGTCACTGCATCAATGCGTGTCTGCCCAGTTTCGTCCGTACTTGTAATCACTGTCGAGTTGACATCTGAAGGAGAAGTGTTGCTCGACTTCTCGCATACATCGTTGAATAAGTCTGCCTGTTTCATCTTCCTGCCCTTCTTTAACTAGAACCTGTACCTCATCGTGGATGAAGGCCACAACCTGTGCATCTAA